ATATGTTTGATCGGGATAGTGAATTCTTTAATGTTGGGGGTCGTTTAATTACAGAACACTTCCCATCCGATACAAAGTATCATAAACATCCGTATACTGACATCTTTATGATTAATAGTTTGTTTGGAATTTCGTGTTTCAACATATCTATCGGTTATTATCGTTATCACACCCCACAGGAATATGTTGTGGTTGATGACACATACAATGGTATTAAGGTCGGTAAACTAATGATTGAAGAACTTGGTTATACAAAACATTAAACGTCGTTTAAATAGAGTTATATTAAAGAGAATCTTATGGTTCTCTTTTTTTTTGTGGGTAAAATATTGGGGCATAAAAAAAGGAAGATAAACTCTTCCTTTTTTTTGTTATAAAGATTGGTTATTCGCCTTTCTTTTTTCTGGTTTTTTTCTTTGGTTGTTCAGATACCCGTTCTTCAACATCTATTGTTAATTCATCGTTTTCATTTCTCACAAATAACAGATAATCTTTATTTTCGGTGATTTCACTTGTTAGAATTTTTTCAGAAATTAAATCTTCAATTTTGTTTTGAATTGCTCTTTTAATAGGTCTTGCCCCATATACCTCATCAAACCCAACTTTGGAAATTAAATCAATCACTGAAGTTTCGTATGTGAAATTGTATTTCATTGAAGTTAATCTTTTGATTAGAATATCAATTTCTAATTTAACAATTTTATCAATGTGTTCTTTATTTAAAGAATTAAAGATCACAACATCATCAATTCTATTTAAGAATTCAGGTGCGAAAAACTTACTCAATTCCTTTTTAAGGACATCTCGTTTGTATTCTTCTTTAACAACATCACTATTAGTTTTAAAACCAACACCACCACCGAAATCTTGTAATTTTTTAACACCTATATTGGATGTCATAATGATAAGACAATTCTTGAAGTTAATCTTTCTACCCAACCCATCAGTTAAATGACCATCATCCAACATCTGTAATAATGTTGAGAAAATGTCTTTATTTGCTTTCTCAATTTCATCAAACAAAATAACAGAATATGGTTTGTTTTTCACTTGTTCGGTAAGTTGACCACCTTCTTCGTGTCCTACATATCCTGGAGGAGATCCAATTAACCTTGAGATTGTATGTTTCTCTTGGTATTCGGACATATCCATTCGGATTAAGTTTTCTTCACTTCCAAAGATTTCTTTTGCTAATTGTTTTGCCAAGAATGTTTTACCGACACCTGTTGAACCCAAGAAGATAAATGAACCGATAGGTCTATTTGGATCTTTAATTCCCACTCTGTTTCTTCTGATAGATTTAGAGATTGTCTTTACCGCTTCTTCCTGTCCAATCACAATTGACGATAAAGATGCCTCTAAATTAATTAAGGTATTTTTCTCATCTAAATTTAATTTAGATACTGGTATTTTGGTCATATTGGATACAACTTCATAAATCAACTCATCGGAGATACTTCGTTTACTTGTTTTAAGGTGATCCTCAAATTTCTTTTTCTCCATCTCAAGATTTGTCAAAACAGTTCGTTCTTTATCACGTAATTCTGCCGCTTGTTCGTAATTTTGTTTTTTAATTACGTCAATCTTTTCTTTCTTAATTTCTTGGGATCTAATTTTAAGTTTTTCAATCACCTCAGGTAATTTGATATCAATCTGCATTCTTGCTCCAACCTCATCTAAGATATCAAATGCTTTATCGGGAAATTCACGATCTGTGATATAACGATCAGCTAGCTCAACACATATCCAAAGAGATTCATCACTATAATTAACTTTATGGTGTTCTTCGTACTTGGCTTTACTTTGTTTAAGGATTTCAAAGGTTTCTTCTTTTGTTGAAGGATCAATAATAACTTTTTGGAATCTTCTCTCTAACGCCCCATCCTTTTCAAAATGTCGTCTATACTCATCCAATGTTGTTGCTCCAACGCATTGAATTTCACCACGGGATAATGCTGGTTTAAAGATATTGGACGCATCCAATGAACCTGAACTATTTCCCGCACCAACCATCGTATGAATTTCATCAATAAAGATGATGATTTCAGGATTCGCTTGAAGTTCTTCAATAATGATTTTCATTCTTTCTTCAAACTGACCACGATATTTTGTTCCTGCAACTACTGAATTCATATCCAATGATACAATTCGTTTATCCGCCAAATTTTTTGGACAATCCCCATTATAAATCATCATTGCTAATCCTTCTACTATAGCGGTCTTTCCTGCTCCTGGTTCTCCAATAATAATTGGGTTATTCTTTTTTCGTCTTGACAATACCTGAGCAATTCTCAAAATTTCCTTTTCACGACCTATAACAGGATCTAATTTTCCATCTTCAGCCATTTTAATTAAATCCTTACTAAAGTTGTCTAAAACTGGAGTATTACTACTACTATCTTGTTTCTTCTTTCCTTTGTCATTTTCATCTAAAAACTCAATCATAATTTATCTTTTTTTTACAAAGGTAATAATTTTTACTTAAAAAGTATATATAGTGTATTTTTATTTTTTTGGGAATATATTTAAAGAAAAAAGATTATGGGAATTATTAGAGAAGAAATAAAGGGTACAAAAATTTTAAATGAGATTGATTCAAGTAATTTGGTTAAAACTGAATATGATACTGAAACTAAAAAAATGATTGTAGAATTTAAAAATGGTATGAAGTATGAATATAATGAAGTTCCCCATTTAACTTACACACAATTCAGATCTGCAAAATCACAAGGAAGTTTTTTCAATTCACAAATTTCAAAAGTATTTAAATACATAAAATTGATGTAAAGTAAAAACCATTATATTTATAGGTAATGAATAATACCGATATAATAAAAAGTTTTGAACCTAAAAAAGAATTGAATCCTAAGATTTGGTATTTACCAAATGAAAAATATATGGGCGATTCTGAAGGTCAAAAATTTAAAATGAAACCTGAGGTTAGAAAAAGATTATTAGAGATCGCATATGAGTTTATTGATTTTTTAGATATAGATATTGTCATAACTGATATAATATTAACTGGTTCATTATCCAACTATAATTGGTCAAAATTTTCCGATTTTGATTTACATATTGTTGCCAATTTTTCACAATACCCCCCAAACCAAATAGAACTATATGAGAAATTATTTAATCTGAAAAAAATAATTTTTAATAAAAATCACGATATCACATTGTTTGGTTATGATGTTGAGTTATATGTACAGAATGAAGTTGAAACTCATTTTAGTAGTGGGGTATATTCTATTCTTTTTGATGAATGGTCAAATGAACCTGAAAAAGAAAATGTTACTATTGATAAGGAATTATTAAAAACCAAATCTAAACAATGGATGGACATTATTGATGGTGTTATTGATAACATTGAAGATGAGGATATGGATAGTGCTAAAGAACTTGTAGATAAATACAAGAAGAAACTTAAAAAATATAGAACCTGTGGTTTAGAGAAAGATGGGGAATATTCAACAGAAAATTTAGTTTTTAAAATTTTAAGACGTAATGGATATATTGAAAAACTACACGATTTGACCACAACAATTTTGGATAAAAAATTATCAATGAAACAATAATTTAATAAATTATTAAATAAACATAAACACTAATATATTTATAAGAAAAATAATATTTTTAAAAAAACAAAAAAATGGGAAACTTAAGACCAATTGGTAGTGAAAAACTACAAGGAATGGATAAAATTAATAGAATGATTGAAATTTCTCGTTACAAGGAAAATACACCAAGTTCTATTAATGAATCTAGATCAACAGAATATTCTATAGTATTAGCCGATGGTAATAAGTACCAGATCATTAAAGAACGAGCGGGTTATATTATTAAGAAAGCGATAAATGAATCTGAAAATGATTATATCGCACCTATGAAAAATAGACATTATTACCCGTCATATTCTCAAGCTTTTAAAAGAATGAATTTGATGGCGAAAGAAATGAATACTTTGTTTGAAAATGAACAAGGAACTTCATTATATAATGAAAGTAAAAAATATATCTTAAAAAGAAAAAGTACAAACGAAGAAATGGGTATGGGTGAGATGGAACTTGACGAACAAGAAGTATCTGCAACAACTCCAGCTCCCGCACCGGCTCCTGTTCCTGCGCCGGCACCTACACCTGAAGAACTTCCTACACCAGCACCTGAAGAAGAAGAACCTAATTTTGATGAAATGGGTAAAGATGATGAAGATGATAACGAACCAGTTACAATCAAAGTTATTCAAAAACTTACAGGAAAATTAGCACAAAAAATAAGAGAGTTTAATTCAAGTGAAGAAGAAGATATGAGTGGTAATGATGTAAAATACGTTATTAATTCTGTTTTATCTTCATTATCTTTGGAAAACTTAAATGACGAAGATGTTGCTGAAATTATTGATCGTTTAGAAGGTTCTGAAGAAGAAGGAATGGGTGAAGAACCTGGAATGGGTGAAGAACCTGGAATGGGTGAAGAACCTGGAATGGGTGAAGAAATGCCAATGGAACCAGCACCTGAAGGTGAAATGAGTGAAACAATGAATTTGGGTGATGCCCTTACTAAGAAAATACCATCCGCATATGGGGCAAATATGAAAAAAGAATTGAATATGGGTTACGATATGATGGATAGTAATGAAGATAAGTTTGAAAGAATAGAACGAGAACTTAACCCAGACGCTTATCCGAAACACGGATCAAAAATGAAACAAAGATCTTACCCACATTTATCACACGGAACTTTTGGGGAATCTAAAGTTGATAAAATAATTTCAAAATATTTTAATGTTGAAAATAGTGAGAAATCATTAAAAGAAGAAAAACAACAAAAATTAAATAAAGAAATGAAAGATTTTGATAAATCAGAAATAGTTAGATTGTCGGAATCTATTAGACAAGAAAAAACAGCAATGAGATTTATGGAAAAAAATCCAAGAGCAACTTTGGTAGGGATTACAAACAAAAAGAACTTGATTTTTAAAGATGGTTTAACTGAAAGTAAAATTACACCAAAAGGAGAAATTTTGTGAATAAATTAATTTACATAAATAGAATGGGTCCTAACTATAAGGGAGATAATATTTATGAATTTATTTTTTCCGACACATTAGAGGTATGGGGGGATAACTGGGAATCAAAACCCGCTAATGGATATCCCACACCTCCGGATGTTGAATACATAAAAAGAGTAGGGATTCTAACTAATGGAATTATTACTTTAGATTTAACCCAAGAATCGGACGTGTTTTCAATGTTAGATTCAATGGATGGGGTTCTATCTTTAGGCTGGGAAAAAGAAAGTAATGAAATTGATTTTTCCGTAACAAAACGACTTGTATTTAATTTTGGTGAATCAGAACAAATAGTTAAAGATAAATTATACGAACGAGATATCGTTCTTGAATTTGAAAAAAAAATAGTATATGAAAACTAAAAAAGACATAAAAATGTTATTAGAAAGCGGATTATCATCCGCTTTTGTTGCTAAATTAAATGACACACAGATGAAGTCATTAGTTGAAAGATTTAGTAAAGAAGGTATTAAAGAGGCGGTAAGTGTAACCCCAAGTACAGGATTTAAAACAACTGCAACCGCTGGAGATGAATTCGCAATAGATGATACAATTGTTAAAGCAAAAGGTCCAGTTGAGGTAATTTCAAAAGATAGACCAGGTGTTGCACCAAAAACAGAAGGTGAAATGACTGAGAAATTTGAGTCAAAAGCACAACAAGGATTTTTTTGGGCAAAGTGTAATACAAGTAAAGGAGTAAAGAAAAAGAAATGGTGTGAGTTGGCTAAAGAGATGTCAGATAAAACACCTAAAAAACAATATAAAACAATGCCTGAAAAGAAAAATCCTGAAAAAATGGACGAATCTTATGAAAAATTTTTAGAGGATAGAATTGTTGAAATGATTGAAAAAAGAGTCAATCCTAAAATGACTAAAGGGGATATCCTTAAAACAATTTCTGAAAAAGTTAGTAATGAATCTATGATGTTGAGAAACCCAAAAAAAATGAGTATGTTTTCTAGTGAGTCTGGAATTGAAAGTAAAAGAATGAATAGACCAACTCATATGAAACCAATAACAGGACCAATGGAAGAAAACGAAACAAAAGAAAAAGAAAGAACAAAAGAAAAAGAAGCACCTACTAAACCTGGTACTACACCAAAAAGAAGAGGAAATCCTTTTAAAAATCCAAACCCTGGGGTTAAAGAAAAGCCAAGAGGAGAAAAGAAAACTAAAGAAAAAATTAAACAAGATTTTATTGGTTTAATTAAACAATCATTTTAATAGATATGGGAAATAAAGATTTAGAAAGATTAATACGAAAAATTATTAAAGAAGCTCCTGTGGATTATGGGGATTATCCTGAAAGAATGGATCCAAGATCACAAGCTAAAATTGAAGATCCTGAAGGTTTATATGCCAAAAATAGAGCGTTTAGAGGTGGTGTAAGTGATGTTGAAAAAATCACAGGAAAAAGATTTAAAGAAATTGTAGATTATGTAAAAAGATATTTTGGGACTCAAGATAACGTTACAGATCCGGTTGTTAAACGTTCTATTCAAATGGAACAAATGAGATCAGTGTCACAAGTAATGTCAATTGAACCCGCACATAGAGAAGCTTTGAGAGATTTAGCGGTTGAAATTGCATCTAAAGAATCAGGATGGATACCATATGATATTACAATGGAAGAAGCCATAGGTCAAGGATTAATAACCAAAAAAGATTCTGCAATTGGGGGAAAAGTTTATGAATATAATTTCTTTAATTTATTAACTTTTTTAGGTGAACAACGAATTGATCCAGAAGTGTTTCAAATGCAACCAAAGGAAAAGAAAAAATTAGAATTACCTAAAAACTTTTCATTTGATATTGATGAATTAACTCCTGATGAAATTAGACAACTTGAGATTGAAAAACGAAATGTTATTAACGCATTAATTCAAGGGTCAGGAAAAAGAGGACAATTTGCATATCAAGCATTTAAAGATAGATTAGATGAAATAGACCCACGATTATATCCAATGTACAATAAAATTATGTCGGCAAACGATTTGATGTATTTTACTGACGAACAATTAATTGAGATGATGGGTGGTAATGCTGCCGGTTCTGCAGGTCAAGCAGATAATGATGATGAAGAAGAAGAAAATGGTGAAGAAGGTGATGAAGAAAAAGTTGACACATTTTACGCAAATGGTGTTATATTTCCAATTTTACTTCACGAATTATTTAAATCATTTGCAATGATTCCATCAAGAGAACAATGGAAAGATATGGATCCGGAAATGGCTCAAGATATTATGGGACAAACTGATGTATTTTCAAATGAACCAATGCAATTTAGAGTTGGTGGGGAATTGATAAGAAAACTTAAATCTTTATTACCTGATGAGTTAACTATTGATATGGAAGGTAAGAAGTATGGTCCTTACTTTGAAAGAATACTATATGGTATACCAGCAGAAGAATTCTTAAAAGAAATTATTGCAAATGTTGTTTCTGAAGACGAGACAGATAATAATAAAGCAAAAAGAAAATTTGAAGAAATTTTACAAAAAGCAAAAAAAGAATACGAAAAATATCAAAATGATGAAGAAGAAGATGAGGATGAAGATGATGACGATATCTTATCTAAATTAGGATTTTAAAAATTAAATAAAACATTAAAAACCCCCATTATGAAAATAACTGGGGGTTTTGATATTTATAGGTAAATACTTTTATGAGTTTATCAAAAGAACAAGTAATGTTAGAATATGTTAAATGTATGAAAAATACTACTTACGCATTAAAAACCTATTTACAAACATACGACAATACGGTTTCACAATATGTTCCATTGGAACTATTCCCTGACCAAATATCTTTATTAGAAGATTATGAAAATTTTAATGAAAATATTGCATTAAAATATCGTCAAGCGGGTGTATCTACCGTTACTGCCGCTTGGGTATCAAAAAAATTAGCCTTCGCTAAAAAAACTAGACCTGAAAAAATCCTTATTATTGCCAATAAACTTGATACCTCTTTGGAGATGGCAAATAAAGTTAGAGCATTTGTCGGACAATGGCCAAAATGGGTTGGTGTGGGATTTTCAGTAGAAAAAAATTCACAAAAACATTATAAGTTAAATAATGGATCCGAGGTTAAAGCGGTTGCAACATCAAAAGATGCTTTACGTGGATTTACCCCTACGATACTTATATTTGATGAAGCGGCATTTATTGAAGCTGATAGTGATTTCTGGGCGGCTTGTATGGCATCCTTATCCACAGGGGGTAAGGTAATTGTGGTATCAACACCAAATGGTTATGACCCAATTTATTATGAGATATATGATCAAGCATTAAGAAATA